AATTAGTATTACTCCATGTTTGTAATGTTCCAGTGGTATCGATGTACTGAATTGAGGTAATACTTTGTAACGGTGGTTTTGGAAGGCTGATATTGCCCCAGTTAGGCAGCGTCAATTTGGTAAGGTCTGGAGGAGCTTGAACGCCATAATCCGTTACTTGGACGTAACCATATTGGCCGGCCTGGAAACTGTTGGCCGGCAATTGTTGGAAGAAAGGCCATGCGAATTGAGTACCGGCATAGAGCGGAAAGAAATCAGCAGTAACCTTGTAAGTTGCAGTGATAAATTGGCGTTGTGTATGTTGCTCGCAATACATCCTGGCAGCGGTAAGAAATGCAGAGATAATGCTAACATCGTCAGTGCCATCGACACGCAAAAAGGCTTTAGCATCGGCCAATGTGATTGGTTCTACGGCTGGCGGAGTTATTAACTTAATTCCCATGCTTCTATTTAGTCATTGTGAAAACAAAAGCCGGCTGGTGTTATTGCACCAGCCGGCCCACAACAGGACACAACGTAGCAATGGCAATTTAGATATGCATAAAACACACAACCTCCGGAGAAAACCTCCGGAGGTTGTGTGTTAAAAGGAAGCTACAGAGAATCGTACTTACGATGCGCTGTTGGCATAGTAAGCAATGCTATTAGACAAGGTGCAACGGCCGTCAGCACGTTGGAAAGCAATGTAGCCAACCTGGAGGCTGTCTGCATACCTTTCGTCCAATCGACGGAGTACAATTCCTTTAACATTACGGACAGTGTAGCCTGGCCAATATCCGAAAAGGATAGACTTGGCACTTGCGGCCATTTGAGCCATAAAGTTGTTGACGTAGTACCGATAGCCATTGATCGTATCAGGATCGTCAACGGCCAAACCCGGCAACCACAGAGGACGGCCAAGAGTGTCCTTAATCTTCTTGATAACAGCAACGGAGTTATCATGCAGCATGAAACCGCACTTATCTTTCATCTGGCGGTAAGCCGGATCGATACTGTGTTCAAGATCAACAAGGTTATCGTAGATAACGGTTCCAGTCTGGCCAGTAGCGCCCGTGACACCGGTATTAGCGGCAGCAGCAGTTACAACGCCTTGTGGCTGCGAGCTACCTGTACCAGTGGTGAAGAAGCTATTACGGATGCGAGCCAGACGTACACCGAGCCTATCGGTGAGATTGGCCTCCAACCGGCTGATATCCTGGAGAGCTTGAATCGAAACAGGTACGAGCCTGGAGCTAAACATGTAGGCCCCGAGCGTCACCTGGGTAAATGACGGATCACCCGAGCCGGCCGTTGAACCTTCGGCCAACAGTTCACCAGTATTTGATGTATCGTTATCGATCAAGATAGGATACTGATTACCGGTTTCAGTTACTTCAACGCTAACCGGAGCATTCTCAACACCGGCATAGGACTTCAGTACGTTCTGAACCTGGATATCAAATCCATCAGAGACACCGAAGCCAGTCATACCACCTTCAGAGATAGCACGTTTTTCAAGAGCCGTGCGGTACTCGGTTGGCATGCCGGACATACCACGCTGGAGGAAATAGCGGAATGCAGTTTCCTCAACATTATCCTTAGTTGCCTTTTCCGTAGTCTCCAATCGTGGAGCCCGACGCACTTCGGCCATTTCGGTTTCAAGAGCATTAACCTTTTCACGCTTCTCGATTTCCTTTTTCAGGCTATCACAGTCAGCGTAAATCTTGTCAATCTTTTCCTGTTCCTCACCGGTCAATCGGCGTTTTTCGGAATCAACGAGGTCAATCACTTTCTTGGCCTCATTAGCGAGCTTTGCCCGCTGTTCTTTAAGTTCTAATACAGCACTCATTATGTTTACCTTTTGCCGGACCAGCCGGCTATTATCACCGTCTCTTTCATGTTCTTTGTTTTCGTTCGATGGAACTAAACGCCAAACGTGCATCGAATCGTCAAAGCTATGGCTTAGTCGATGCTGGTTTATATAGAAGCTTCGATTTCAAATTGCTTCTGTTTCAGTTTCAAAGTCTCTACGTAGGTACTTAACTGCTCAGCGGCTAACTTCTCCTCTTGTGCTTTCTGCTCCGTTACAACCTTGGCAGCTTCCTCTTGTTCCTGTTTATTGAGTTCTTCAATTGAACGTACTGAGGTAGAAGTTGCCTTGTAAGCAGGATTGATAACAGGACCAACGTCAAAGATATCAACGTCTCTCAATTCACGTATTACCTTGCCATTGTCTTTCCGCCAGCTATCACCTTTTGGAGCCGTTCGGAATTCAAATGACGAACCTGAGATATCCCCACGCTTGATTTTCTTTTTAAGGTCTACGGCATCCGTAGTATCATCCAACTTAACGCTGTACCTTAAGCCTCTACTGTCACTCCAGAGCCTAAGAGTATTGTTGCTTGTCCGTCCTAGTATCGAGTCAGGATGATGATTGAACCGTGCTACAACGTCATTGCCGCTGGCCAATGCACGATCAAAGGCACCCGGACGGATAATCTCAGTAAATCCGCCTAGGTCTTGTGAAGGACTGTTATAGACCGCTGCGAAACCTTCCAACGTATTGCCGTCGTTACTGATTTGCGGAGCTTCAACTAAACTTCTAATTTCTTTTTCCATATTATCCTTAGATCAAATCAGCCAATTGCTTTGCCTCACTTGCGGCCAATGCGGCTAACTCATTTCCCCATGTAGTTAGCTTCTGTTCGACAGTTTCTATCGTTGTTTCTCTAGACCTATTGGCTAGTTTGGCCGCTAGGATGAGAGCAAAGCTATTAGCCGTTTCTATGGCCTTTGCTTTGTCTTTAGAGCGACTAGAGGCCACGGATATGGCTAAGGACTGGAGAGCCGGTGTAATGGCCTGAGCAATCAATTGCTGGTGTTTGGAATAGAAGTCCTGTTGCCAATCACGAAAAGCACCGGGTTTAGCAACGGCTCTCTTGGCTGCTTCCATTTCCTTTCTGGAGAGCCTGGAGAGCGCATCAGCGAAAGGAATAGAGGCAGCCTCTATTGCAGCCTCTATTGCAGCATCAAGGCTTCTGGAATCGTCTGACGGCTCTGTATCCGTATCATCGTCCGCCGGATCGTCTACAGCTTGGCCAGCCGGTTGCATGTTCAAAGGCGTGTAGTATGTGCCTCCGAGGCCGTCCGGCCTCTTATTCATGTTCTCAGCTTCACGGATATCATCAGGACTGAGCCAGCCATTTTGTACGCCCGTTGCATAGGCATCGTACCTACTGGCCATATCGCCCCGGAGCAGGCCGTCTAGATTGATGGCGAAGAAATAGCGGCCACGTTCGGAAGGCAATAAGAGCTTGCGATTCAATTCCTGTTCCAAGAGCACAACAAACGGCCTAATTGTATCGGAACTAAATTCTATGTTTTGCTGTTCTATGTTAGAGAAAGTGGCTTTAGACAAATCGCCGATCTTGTGCGGTGGTACTCGAAACCACCGTGCAACATCACCGATACTGAATTGCCTTGTTTGCAAGAATTGAGCATCATCATGAGAAATGGCAACGTTCTTTAACTCTGCCCCATCCTGGAGAATTGGAATCTTGTGAGCATTGACAACACCACCATAATTACCGTTCCACGTCTCTCTTAGTCTCTCAATTTGCTTTTGCTCCAATCGCCCCGGCATTTGAATCCAAAATTGTCCGCTACTGCCTTGCGAAAAGAACCGTGCGCCAAATTGCTCGGCAGCAATGGTTAGACCGATAGAGGCACGAGCAAAAGAGATAGTTGAAATGCCTACTACACCGTCAAGGCTTATATTAGGAATGTGGAGGATTTCAGAATCGTCAAAATATTGATCGCCGTACTTGAAAGTTTTGTGTTGCGTTCCATCCTTATCGACAATGATGCCAACTTGAACCTTATCCGGATTTAATGGAACGAGGCCAACAACAACACCAGCGTTATTACGTTCGATATAGGAATAGTGATTGCCGTAGAGGTGCCGTTGGTACGTCACAATTTCACGCCAAATATAAGAGGACATTACCGTATTAGGCTGGTCGTGTAAGAGCGTCCAATATGGGTGTTCTGTTGCTTTACGCTTGCCAAATTGTGTGGCCTCTAGGAATTCAAGAGGCAGACTTGCAGTTGTCTCACCGATTACTCTGAGGCAGGCAAAGACAGCAGAGCAGGACAATGCGACTTGAGGACTTATGACGCCAAATAATGTGTTTCCACCTTGGCCGCTGGAGGCTAGAATAGTGGAAGGCACCAGCGGAATTGCCGGATTTTCAATGCTGCTCCTGTCCTCTTTTGCTCCAAACAACCTGCTGAATATGCCCACCGGCCTCCAATCAAAGGAAAGCTAATACACTCTCTGCTGTCGCCTCTGATTCGCCTGGAGATACCATATATCTGCCGAGAGCCATGATCGTGGCAACAATAGCGTCTATCTTTTCGGTACTCTTGGCCTTGGAAGGCTTAATGTTGTCAGTGCTATCACGCTCGATAACGACATTACTAGCCATCCACGCAAGTACCGGATGTGAATTATGTATGATCCTTTTGGAGATAATCAGCTTCTCTAGTTCTTTGGTCGGAGCAGATAGAGATTGATAGCCTTGCCCGAAACCCACCATTTCAAAGCCATCTCCTTGGAGTTGAGTTGAGAGTTGCGTTGCGTTCCATCGATCTACGGCTATTTCACGGATATTGTAGAGCCGGCTGAGGTCGTTAATATCTTTGCGGATGTAATCATAGTCCGTTACGTCGCCTGGGGTGTATTGAATGAAACCGTTTCGGTGCCATGTTGAATACGGAACCTTGTCTCGTCTCTCTCTCTTCAGTGCCGTATTAGATGGTACGTAGATTCGAGGAACGATAACAAACTTATCATTGAACGGAAAAAGCATTACAAAAGATGCTGTATCGGCTGTAGAGGCCAAATCGAGTCCGCAATAGCACGGAAGGCCGTAGAGTTCTTTAAGGTCTATCGTACTATCATTCTTCCATGCCTCTGAGCTAATAAAGCTTTCGTTGGCATCGGTCCAGATATTGAGATAGAGGCGTTTGAAGGTATTGAGGTACGTTGGTAGCTCCTGCGCTCTCCTTGCCTCTGCCTGGAGGAAATCCGGTTGGACGCTAAGGCCGTAGTTTGGATTTGCGTCTTTCCATACGGCCTCTGAAAACGGATCACAGTCTTTAGGTGCCTCGTAAATCAATGGTAAGAATGTTGGATCGTCTATTAATCCGTCTCTTACCTTGCAAGCATAGTCATAGACTTCGTAACAGATTGTGTCTTTGTCATAGCCTGCTGTGGTCATAATGATGTTAAGAGGCTGCTTTCTTGCACCTTGACCACTTATCATAACGTCATAAAGTTCTCTATCAGGCCATGCATGTAGCTCGTCCATTAACACAACATTAGGATTTAGGCCGTGCTTAGTACCGGCTTCAGAGGATAGGACTTTATAAATACTTTTGGTTGGCCTGAAGCGTATTACCTTTTGGCTATCACGTATTTCGCAATGTTTCTCTAGCTCAGGATCGCTCCGCACCATATCGGCAGCAGTGTTATAGAGAATAGCTGCCTGATCTCTGTCAGCAGCGCAGGAATAGATTTCATTACCTTGCTCGCCTCCACAGAAAAGAGAGAAGAGGCAGATACCGGCTCCTAATGTTGTTTTACTGTTCTTGCGAGGAACAAATAGCATAGCGGTACGGTACTGGCGTAGAGAGTCTGGCCTCAGAGTGCCGAATAGTTTTGATACAAAAGACTTTTGCCAATCGGGTAAGAGGTATGGTTTACCGGCGGACGGACCTTTGATATGTCTTAAGTTTTCAATGAACCTTACTGCTCTATCCTTCAGATTCCCCCATTCCTATCGAGCCAGAAATTGCCAGTTGGTTTCAAATCATAGAGCCGCTGGAGCAATGGCCTGAAGTCTACTAATTTGGCTTGAGTATTTGATAGATCGATTCCAAGAGTAGGCAAGAATATTAGTTCCACCACCGGACGGACTACTCCGCTTGGCATCGTTGCATTATTGACGCTGTACGATTCGAGTTTCACGATTCTCTTTCCATCATCCGTGCCAACTAATCCCACGTGTAATCCCACGTGATTATGAATGTACGTTGTTGGTACATCGATTACAGCGAACGTGTATTCTATCAAGCCTATGATTTTCGATATTGTTGCCATTATTGCCCGTCTATGAGGCCACTCCATTTGGACTCTTGTTTTACGCTTGGTTTTTTCTTTTCTTCTGTTTCAGGCCCGATGCTGAATTGCTTTTGAAGCTTTAGTATCTGCTTATGTGCTTCGTTCATCACATTAACAGCCGGATTGACGAAACGCCTACCGTTCTGGCTCTCTAACGTCTGGCCATTGGTTTCGATATCCTGCAATGCCTGGAGGTACTGTTGCCAAGAGGTACAGAGCAGAGCCAGAGCGTCTACGTCTTTCGCCGGATCGAAATTACTGATTTGTGGCAACAGAGCTTTCCATTTTTTCCTAGCCTCTGCTCCTAGCCATTTGGGTGGTGTCACGAGCCTCCATTCGCTGCTTGTTACGGCTCTCTCTGCCGCAATATGTTACATCCTGTGGAATAAGGTTATGAAACAAATTGCTGTCAGTGCCGTACTGATACCAGCGCAGAAAGCATTTACAGGATTCTTGAAATTACAGGCGTTGAACCCCACGGCCATCAAATTAAATAGGCCGAGTAATAGCATATGTTCCATATTATCTCTTCTCCGTTTCTTCTATTGCTGTTACGGCTCTCTCTGCTGGAAAGCCTTGTTCTTGGAGTGCCACGATATCACTAAGACGATATCTATAGTGTCCGCCAGCCGTGCGAACGGCCTCTATCTTTCCGCTATTTTGCCAATTACGGAGCGTCAGAGGATGGATACCGAGGAGCTTGGCAGCTTCCTTATTACTGATTAGTGTTTCCATTATCCCCCACGATTGCTAGAGCTAATGTGATTAAAATAAACACCCGGCCTCCTGTTGCTTCCAATATTGAATAATGCATTGCACGATCTTTTTCGCATTCTCAGGATTGTTTGTAAATGTGATGGAATAAGGTGTTGAGTTCTTCAGACATATCAACAGCGTGCCGTCCTTTGCCGCTGCAAAGGCGACTGATTCACAATCAATCACTATCGAATAATCATCCTGATAGACGTAGCGGCTATATTGCTCCGGTGGTTTTGAATAGTAGACAAAGCCATCGCTAGTCATCTTGTCTGGAATCGGTGGATTTTCTTTTATGTTAATTACTTCCATTGTTCTCCTGTTACGTATTTTGAAACATCGTCTCTTTAATTCTCATGAGGTCGAGGTAGTTGTACCTACGGTGCCCGCCTAATGTCTTTGCGGCCACTGTGATAAGTCCTCTTTCTTCCCACTTCCGTAAGGTGTCTGGATGTACACTTAAGATGCCAGCGGCCTCATTAACCGAAAGTAGCTTCAGTCTGTCTACTACTTTCTCCATTGCCCGATTATGCTCCTCTAACGTAATCACTGGAGCTTTCATTCGTCTCACTTGGCCTCCGTTTCGCTTTCGTCCAGTGGTATGAGTGCTTCACTAATAGGTACTTCACGCCATCCACCTTCATACGTTGTGAGATTAAACATATCTGGCGGTTCTGCTAATGCCATAACGAGGCGTTTGAATTGTGATGGTGTCAATTTTTGCGTCGTTTCGCCTAAATCAGGTTCCACAGTCTTTAGCGTTACAACGTCATCGAATTGCAAAACGATGCTGGCACTTATTAGTTTCGGTGGTACGAGGCCAGCATCGTAAAGACGATGCAACACGTCATATGCATTTACCTTTAATTCGTTCTTGTTTTCTTTTGTATCGGCCACTATTTCAGGATCGTCCGATGAAAGAGCTTCGGTAGCAGCTACCAACTTGGGTTCTTCAAGTTCCTCAGTTGTTAGATCAAGATCAATGCTATTAACCATGTACACAACAAAGTAACACCCAAAGAAAATTAGCAGTATCGTGGTTATCACTTGGCCTCCAGTGGTGTCTCTGCTTTCTCAGTTGCTTCAATGGCGGCCATTACGCTGTTCTCGATGAATTGCAAAGCCTTATGTACCTTATTTTGAAAATGGTCCGGCTCTGGCCAAAGCCTTTCTACCACCGTTTCAATTAAGGTGTGGAAACGAGCCTCGTCTTCCATCACTGCTGCTATCAGGCTATTCCACTCCCACGCTACTATGTTTTCTTCCATATCCTATAGTAGTGATTTGCTTTCATTTCTTAATGATTATTAAGACTTTTGTTTGTTTGCTTTCGTTTGTTGTTACTTGAGTGAGGTAAAATGGCTAAAAAGTGAAAAAAAAACGTGCATCGTCGTTGGGCGGTCGGCGGAAAAAAAAGTTCTAGAGATTTCGACCGGCCTACCTCTTTCCCGGTTTCTGTCTTACCTGGAAGCAATATCAGCTTGTGCAATGGCTTTCTCAGCCTCTATGAGCCTCTTGGCTATGAGTTGACACCATTTCTCCTCTAGCTCTATGACAATCGCTCTACGGCCTTCTATGAGCGCTGCTACTGCTGTTGATCCGGAGCCGCCGAATGGATCGAGTACCACTTCGCCGAGCCGGCTGCTGGACTCTATTAGCTCACGTATGAGGCCAACCGGTTTCTCCGATGGGTGCCTCACCTGGTTGCCGTTTGGCCGCTGATACCTCAGCACCGAGCCACGCCTCAGCCGTGCCGATAAGGCACCGTCTATGGTTCCGTTCCTGCGCCTAGCACCGGACTTGACGCCGAACGTTATTACCTCGTGACTAGGAGCCCAAATGGATGCAAGGTTGCCACTGCCGTTTACGTGCTTGTCCCAAATCAATTGTGCTGTTCCACCAACTCCGCAAGTGGTTAGATCGAACGGACCAAAGACATAGGCGTGTCTATGGTTCCTCAGTCTCTCGATAGAGGCTTTGATTGCCGCTGTTCCTACATCCGTGGAATCATCGCCGGCCATTGCATCGAACTTTGTTGCACGTCTATTGCTTCGCCACTTAACCCCATATGGTGGGTCAGTAATGAGGAGGTCTACTTGGTCTAACTCTGGAATGATGTTGAGGCAATCGCCGTGGTACAGTGTTACGTTTGTTGATTCATAGTACGGTTTCACGTCCTTATAGAGTGAGGCAATGCTTATTTGCTTCAAAGACTGCTATTGCGAACCCCATTGGTGTTGCACTTCGCTTATTCTTTGTCTCTACACTCTTACCGCCTAGCTTCTGTACCCAACTGCCTTGTTTGCATACACGTATTGGAGCTATTGGTTTCGGCTCTGGCATGACAAAGCCTCCACCAGTCCAGAGACATGTTTTCTTTGTATATGCATTGTGCTTTGGTTCCTGGAGATAGCCAGCGTACTGGTATGGGTCAAACGTATGATCCGGCTGGCCACAGTACGTTGATGTTGTTGCAACAGGCTGTTCCCACATATATGGACATTGAAAATAACGGAGTAATGAGTCTACCCGTGCAATCAATGTGAATGCTTCCGCTGCTCCTCTTGGTCCTTTAGAACGAAAGTATTTTGAGCCTGAAACGGCTGTATGGGTGCAAGGCGGAAAGCCAAATGCTATTCCGATCTTCTCATTAGCTGGCAACCATGTACTAATACATTTGGTTATGTCAGCACCGATAAAGGTAATGTTACCTTTTGTGGTTACGCCATTGTGTTGGAGGTCGATGCAATAACACTTGAAACCGGCTTCGCTCCACGGTTTAACCATGTTTCCAGTATGATCGCATAATGAGACAACAACCATACTTCTATAGAGTTATTCAAACTTTACTTCGTTGGCATGGATGAAATAGTACCGAATGGGTATTTCTGAGCCATCTATTAGGACGATGGACATTGTGCCTTCAACGTCAACGATATTGCTTACTTTGTTTAGACTGATAGCTTTCATGTTCTTATAGAGTTGTTGCCGTCTTTTTGCTATGGCAACTGTGGCATAGTGGTTGGAGGTTTGATCTATCGAGCCACATTGATTGATCGGTTTTAGAACGATCTATAATATGATCTACGTCAGTGGCGACGGTGGTAATGCCTTGTTCCAAACAATGGCGACATAGAGGCTCTTCCTGGAGGACGGAACGTCTTAATTTGAGCCAAGCAGCGGAATGGAGAAATTTTTTATCACTATTGCTATGACGTTTTAATATTGCTGCTGATTTGTGGCTCTTAATACGTTCTGGCATTATAGGCCGATCTTATCACAGATAAAATGGCCAATCACATTACCAATGAAAGTGCCAACTAATGTGCCGAGTAATAAACCAAGTATCATAGAATAACTTAGTGGTGGTTGGAAAAAAACTTAATCAAAAAGCCAACGAACGTAGTAATCAGTGCGGCTAAAGCAGTGGTAGTAAACCAGTGGCGTCTAGTGGCTTCAACTTCGAGCCTATCCATACGTACCACGATGCCTGACGATGGATCGTTGTCGCCTAAGAGGATGGATTTAATAAGACCAACATCCTCTTGAATCTGAGTTAGCTTTACCTCTAATGCATCGTCTTTCACGATTTGCCCCCATAATTAAACGCCAATAGCGTACCAATGAATTCCCACGCCATCACCTTTGATATCGGCGTCTATTCGGAGTTCTTTTCCTTCATACATGCCGGTTGCTTGGTCCTCCAGACATTGCCCGCAATGGTGGTGCTTTTTGTCCTTTAACCATTTGATCCAACATCGATGGATATGGAAATCTAGTTTAAATGTTAGATCGTGGTGGCCTGGAGCCAACCAAATAGTACCGTCCTCAACTTGGTAATCGTGTAGACAAGGCATTAGTCTCCATCGGTGGTTACAGCACTATTAATCTTTTCCTCCACGGCCTCAACACGTCTTTCCAGCCTCTTAGCTTCAATGCCACGTGCTACCATGGTTGTGTCAATCTCATTTAGGCGATAATCGACGTACTCGATTAACTTCTCCACGAGGTAATTCAATTCCGTAAGTGTCTTATCACTTTTGTCAATCCAATGGTTCATAATGCTATTTAGTCCTTTTTCGCTTTTTCTTTGGTTTTGGCGGTACGTTGCAAACAACAGAAACCACGTCAGCAACATTGATTGTTCCGTCCTCAATATTTTTGCCAACTAACGTTACTGCCTCCTCAGTTTCGCCGGCAGCTATGAGACAGCCGAGCCGGTCTAGTACACCGGTGTAGCGCTCGTAGTCATTTTCGTTTTCCATTTTTCCTCTTTCGTTTAGACCTGTCATGTATGATCTTCCATCTTTCTGGATTCATGGCTCTCCACTTTCTGGCGTAGAGCCGTCGATATTCTTTTCCTTTTTTCAGGAATCGTGCATAGGCCACTGGATCATTTTTGAGCTTCCAATATCTCTTACGCCGCTTTTTTCTGGCCTCCTCCTTATGGGCATAGTAATAGCGTCTCTGATATGCATTCATTTGCTCACTATGCTTAAGGCGGTATCGTCTTTTTGACTGGAGTACCTTTTTCCTGTTCTTTTTCCTCCACGCTCTTTGTGTTGCGTTTATTTTTGCCTTGTTTTTCTGGCGATAGGCTCTTACTTGTGCTTTGATCTTTTCTTTGTTCTTTTCATAATACGTCATTGTCCTCCAGCGTCGATACTGTGATAAAGGTCTGGTCTTGCATTAGACAACACTTTCCACGGCTCTGCGTATTCTCGAATATCCTTTGCCGTAGCTAGGAAATTCCATATCATCAATCGGCAAAAACATCCTTTGCCACTTCGCCTGTACTAATGCTTTGCGTACTGAACGATGGATCGGAAAGTTATAGACGTGCGATGGAATCATTTGAGGTTCGGCCTTTTCAAACTCAATAATGTCACGCTTTGTAGGAGCTTCCATTTCAGTCAGAGCCATGGTGTCCGCTATCTCCTGGTCTTCCTCTTGTTTCGACGGTCTATCCATTGTTGATCCTTTTAAGTACGTCAATTGGTGCTTTCTTTCCTCTGAGCCAATAGAGAAATCTAACCATGTTTTGTTCATTGAGTGTGATGCCGTGCGGCACCTTGGCTTTTGCTATTTCGTTGGTTGGAAAAATTCGGAATGATGAAACAGGTCTAGTGTACGTGATTACAAAAGACGGAACATTTGCTCTTGTGGCGAAAGTGGCTTGTGCTGTAACGTTTCTTTTTTGTAGTTCCGTTGCAACGTGGCAATTAACGTGTTTCCAGTCGATCAATGCAACCGGAATATCATCGCCACTGCTGATATCGTATTCCAGAAGCCTGAAACCGTCGTCAATTGGTCCATCTTGTTCCATGACAATTGTATCAAGGTCAGTGGCGTAGCATGGTCCAATTTTTCGGTGCCAGCGGCTAATAGTTTCATCACGCCAGCCTAATCGCTCTCCCATATACCCCCATTCCTGAAGGTATATAGGTAACAGGATTATTTTTCCTGTTTTAGTTCCGTCATTTCCTCAATACCACGTTGGATTAACTTTGCGGCTGTTGTTTTGGTATCAGCGTATTTCTTAACAAAGCTTCTACTCTTCCCGAGCCTGTATAAGGCGTGTCTTTGCCTAGCAGTCGAGGCCGTTAATCGCTCTGCCTCTATCTCTAGTTCCTGGAGGTCGAGATTGTTTGATAGCTCATCCACATTGTAATATAGCGATTAGGTGCTAAAAACAGTTGTGGTTTCAATATCGAACGGAATGATATAGCTGTTTCCGACCACCGGAATAACCTTTACCTCTGCTTGGTACTGGCCAGCGGCAACGGACAACGGAATAGCCATATTGTAACCCGTGGTATCTCCAACTGCTCTTCCGTCTAGCTGGAGGCTGTTAAAGACGGTAGAAGCCACTGAGAGCGTCGTTGTCGTGCCTACTTGAGTCTTAGCATTAAGATCATAGACATTCATCATAATTGCATTTACGTCGCTCTGCTGAGCATAGGTTCCGGCCTGGGTGCAAATACGTGCCAAGAGGACAACAGCACCATTACCATTTACCACGGTCCTACCGCCGCTGTGTGGCGTAAAGACATAGGCA